GTACAGACACTGTATTCTCTACCAATATTTATCTGCTTGAAAAAGCGATTGACATCAGTAGATTAATATATTATACTTAACCCGAACAGGATCCCTTTAATGGCTAGAAAGAAATCAACCAAATATTTAAACAACAAAGACATGCTAAAAGAAATACACGAAAGCAAGCTAAGTTATTGTTACGCACTGGATGATGAATATACTAAATTTGACATCATAATTGACGACATAAGCGAAATAACACCAGACACAATACAGCAAGCAAAAGAAAACAAGGCCCACCGTCTATCAGGATTGGGATACGAACGAGGTATTGACACATGGATCTCGACTGATGGTGCACGTAATACCAAGCCCAAGCAGGCAGAATTTCGTGTTGAACCAGAATCAATCAAAGACACAGAAATCATATTCCGTGTTATGACATATGATCATATTCCAGAAACACCAAATCGTAAAAAGAATCCAAAGACAGTGGCTGATCATCATGAGCGGCTTAATTTCCCTCCATTCAAACATTTTTCGCTTATCGATGGTGAATGGCGTGAAGTATTACGTAGCCACTGGGAAGACGGGCTTGATAACGGCGCGTTTCGTATGGACCAGGGCGGGCTTACTCCAGAACTGGCTAAAATGATGATGAAGCTGGTTGAGCGCTATGCGATGCGCGGCAACTGGCGGGGCTACTGTGTTGACGAAACAACTGAAGCACTAACACAGCGCGGCTGGCTGAAGTATAACGAAATCACTACAGATGATCTTATTTTATCTTACGACCAAGGACAATTGAAGTGGTCAAAAATCAGCAGTATATTTCAAGACGATTATAATGGTAATATGTTTGAAATCTCTACAAAAACAGGAATTGACATGCTTGTTACACCAGGACATAAGCTTGTAACTGAAACTGGATTAACGCGAGTTGAATATCTCAAGGAAAATGACCGTGTTGTATTGATGGGTAATGCTGAATCTGGGCCTGAAAACGAAACATATCCAGATGAATTTGTCGAACTAGCAGGTTGGATCTTCACTGAAGGTAATTATGAAATTAGGCAGGATTCAATCCATAACATTCATATCTATCAAAATCCTGGACCATTCGCTGATCGAATCAGAAACTGTTTACAAACTCTAGGAGTCAAATACTCTGAAAAAATCAGTAAAAAGAACAATCTCTGCTTTACTATATATAAAAGTTCAGCAAAGGAAATTTGGCCAATTATTCCATCAAAGAAACCATCAATGGACTTTATCTTGAGTTTGACTCTTAATCAACGTCATCTGTTAATTGATACGATGATTAATGGTGATGGTTGGCGGAGGGGAAACAATAGCAGCTATTGTCAAAAAGATCGCGAGCATATTAATGTTTTTCAAGCTCTGTGTGTGTTAACTGGTCAGCGGTCTAATTTTAAGCTCAATGACATAGTTTCTTATGGAAAACCAACACAATGTCATACTTTGAATATCTTTTCACAAAGAAAAAACTTCACCCGTGGCGAGTGCTTAGACTTTCATGGTGGGAAAAATAATGGAAAAGAATTTATCGGTAAAGGCAAAGTGCACCATCCAAATTTTCCAACTCGTCCATATAAAGGAAAAGTGTGGTGTCCAAAAACAGAATATGGATGTTTTGTTGCTCGGCGAAACAATTCAGTTTATCTGACTGGTAATACATATAATGATGAAATGCAAAGTGCTGCACTGTTGCAGCTAAGTGAAGTAGGATTAAAATTTAATGAAGCACGAAGCGCTAACCCCTTTGCATATTATACTGCAACAATCACTAACAGCTTCACCCGCGTCCTCAACCTTGAGAAGCGTAACCAAAACATCCGAGACGACGTATTGCAAGATGGAGGATACATGCCCAGTTTCAACCGTCAGCTTGACGATGAAGCTGCCCAACAACGTGCTCGTGATGAAGATATCGAGAAAGGCCAGCAAGAGCTAAGAGACCGTGGATACAACATTATATAACGGGATCTTGTTGACATCCTTGCTCTAACCTGTTATTATCATTACATTAATCAGAGGCACACAATTGACAAATCTATTCAGTAAAGCTGCATGTTTCAGCGACATCCACTTTGGCAACAAAAACAATAGCAGACAGCACAACATTGATTGCGAAGAATTCGTAATGTGGTTTGTGGAAGAAGCTCGAGCTCGTGGGTGTGAAACCTGTATCTTCCTAGGAGATTATCACCATAACAGAGCAAGTGTAAACGTTTCCACGCTAAATTATAGTGTCAGTAACTTAAAAAAACTGAGCGCAGCGTTTGAAAATGTCTACATTTTGGTCGGAAACCACGACTTGTTTTATAGGGAAAAGCGTGAGATCAACAGCTTTCCTTATGGTGAACTTTTCGACAATTTACACATCATCAACGATGATATCGTAGAGACTGGCGGAGTTGCACTTGTGCCTTGGTTGGTTGAAGACGAATGGAAAAAGATGAAAAAGTTGAAGAGCAAGTATGTGTTTGGACACTTTGAATTGCCTCATTTTATGATGAACGCTATTGTAGAGATGCCTGACCATGGCGAACTACAGAGCACAGACTTCAAGGCGGCGGATTACGTGTTTAGTGGTCACTTCCATAAACGCCAGAAGCGCGGCAAGGTTCATTATATCGGTAGCCCGTTTGCACACAACTATGCAGATGCTTGGGATGACGATCGCGGCGCTATGTTCCTTGAATGGGATGGTGAGCCACGCTATGTTAGCTACGAAGGGCCGCGCTATATTCGTCTAAATTTGAGTGATCTTATTGACTCACCAGAGCAGTATCTCAACTCAAAAACATACTGTCGCGCAATCCTTGATGTACCTATCAGTTACGAAGAGGCTAACTTTATCAAGGAGACATTCATGACACAATACGAGCCAAGAGAGCTCAGCCTCTTACCACAAAAGAAAGAAGAACAACACGCTGATCCTGCACGGGATGGAGATTATTTGGTCGAAAGTGTTGATCAAATTGTCTACAAACAATTACAAAGTGTGGAGAGTGATTTAATTAATCAGCGGCTACTAATGGATATATACAATGGACTCTGACAACATAAAAGAACTACAAGAACTAAATCAACGTGTAACAGAAATGGCTGCGCAGGCACTTAGAGAAGGCACTGACATATCAGATCATACAGATTTTCAAGATATTATGAAAGAACTGATGGAAAAGGACGAGGATGGCCTAATGGCATTACTGGGTATGGCATTGGATGAAGCAGGTGATGACTTACCTGAATGGATTAGTGAGGGACTGGATGACAACTAAATTTACCAGCTATGGCAAGATGCCAACAGAATACGAATCAGAACTATATACTATTTTGGTTGAAGAATGTGCAGAAGTGCAACAGCGTGTAACTAAAGCTATGAGGTTTGGATTAGATGAAGTAGAGCCTGGTCAAGAACTTGACAATGTCGCCCGCCTAAGTGAAGAAGTGGGTGACTTACTAGCTGTTATTGAAATGTGCGATGCTCAGAAAATAATTGATATTGACCGAGTCACTGCTCAACGACCAAAGAAATTGGCTAAATTAGCAAAGTATATGCAACATGAGGCACCTGAATGATCCGTATTAAAAATATTACGATTAAAAATTTTATGAGCTGTGGAAATTGCACGCAGGCTGTAAACTTTCAAGAAGCTGGCCTGACACTTGTGTTGGGCAACAATCTTGACTTGGGTGGTGATGGCAGTCGCAACGGCGTCGGCAAAGCCCAGCCATTATACAGTAAAATTAAAACACCGTCAGGGTGGACAACAATGGAAGATATCAGTATTGGTGACGTTGTTTCAACACCTGACGGTAATTCAGCAACTGTTATAGGCACATATCCACAAGGCGAGCTTGATATATTTGAATTTACATTTGCTGATGGTCGAAAGACACACGCTTGTGGTGATCATTTGTGGAATGTAAAATCGCATTCATTCAGAAATGATAAGCAATATAAAACATTATCAACACAACAATTGTTAGATCATAATGAAAAATATACCAATAAATCTAGCGCATATTTATATGTCCCGTTATTGGAGCATAGCAACAGTGAAGATATTGATCTTCCATTGGACCCATATTTTCTAGGAGCAATGCTAGGAGATGGGTCATTTAGTAAAAATGGAGTTGGCTTTTCAAATGCAGATCAAGAAATTCTTGATCGAGTAGCACTAGCTGCGCCATCTTGTGTTTCATTACACAAAAACCCGTCCCATAGCATTTGCGATTATAGCTTTAAATTGAAACAGCGGACACGGTTTTCACCATTTACAACATTGTTGAAGGATCTTAAATTATTTGGGACATTATCACATACAAAATTTATACCCGATATTTTTAAATTAGGATCAAAAGAACAGAAGATTGCATTAATTCAAGGATTAATGGATACTGATGGATTTGTTTCAGCAAATGGGGCATGTAATTATACTACAGTAAGCAAACAACTCGCACTAGATATGCAAGATTTAATTCGTAGCATTGGTGGGTCTGCTATTGTTAGTGTTAACAATACTTACAAAAATAACCATGGGATAATTAAAGAATGTAAAGATGCATATACTGTTTGTATCACGTACCGTTCTCCCAAAGATTTGGTTTCATTAAGTAGAAAAATGGATAGGATGCCTGGTGATACATACCAATATAAAAATAAAGGATTGCGTATTGATTCTATAACTCATGTTGGTAAATCAGAATCAAAATGTATTATGATTGATCATCCTGATCATTTGTATATTACTGATGATTATGTAGTAACACATAATACAACAATGATCAACGCACTCAGCTATGCGCTATATGGTAACGCAATCACCAACATTCGTAAAAATAATTTAATCAACAAGACCAATAGCAAGGGTATGCTGGTGTCTGTTGAATTCAGTGTTGGTGAAGCAAACTACCGTATTGAGCGTGGGCGCAGTCCCAACGTCCTAAAGTTTCTAGTCAACAATGTTGACGCCATTGAAGAAACTGACGAAGGGCAAGGTGAGATGCGTCTCACACAACTAGAGATTGAAAAGATAATTGGTATGAACCATGTGATGTTCAAACACCTTATCGCACTCAATACCTACAATGAACCATTCCTTGCACTGCGGGCAAATGACCAGCGAGATATTATTGAAAACCTCCTGGGTATCACTATGCTTAGTGAAAAGGCAGTGGTGCTAAAGGATCTGCTCAAGACCACAAAAGATCAAATCAAAGAAGAAGAATACCGTATCAAAGGTGTTGAGAACGCAAACGAGCAGATTAAAAAGAGCATTGATGATCTCAAGCGTCGAGCGCGTGTTTGGGCTTCCAAGAAATCAGAGAATGTACAGGCACTGTCTAATCAGGTTGCAGCGTTGCACTTGCTTGATTTAGAACACGAGCTTGCACAACATGTATTACTAGATGAATACCGTATTGTCAAGGCCTCACGTGATGAATATAACAAGGCTGTTGCAGGTCTTGAAGCTGGTATACAAAAAGATAAGCGAGCACGGGACAAAGCACTAGCAGATCTCAAAGC